AAGCTTGCACTTCCAGATAATCAGTTGCGCGAATTAGCATTGATCCTAATTCGTCATCGTTCGCTGAAAGCGTAACGCCACGGTCTAAAGCATAAGCGCGTGCATCCGCAACGCTAACGTAACTGTTAGCGTTCGGTATTCCGCTTCCATCTTCAACAGTAATGGTAATTGCCATTTTGCAACCATTACGATGCAGTTAGCGTTACAGTTACGGCCTTTGTAGTCGGATTAACGGCAATGTTTGCAACAGTTCCGCTACCTGTAACGCCTGTTATTTTCTGAGCATTCGTTACAATGGCTTGCGTATTCGGTAAATTCTGAACCGGAATTGCATCAGGATTTACAACAGTCTTTGCATTGTAAATTGTCGGCACTGTACCGGCAACAAAATCGCAAGACGCAAGCCTGTTCGTTTCACCGTATTTCGTATTTGCGGAACCGTTCATGACGATAACCTCATACGGCTTATCGGCAGCAGTATTCAGCTTGGCAATTTCTGCCAATTCGCCCGAAGTTGGAGTAACGCCCGCTGTGAAATAAATAACGCGCTTTGCCATGTTCGTAACTCCTTATGCCCACACTAGGGCCGTTACTTGATCGGGTTCGGGTTCCAAGCTTGCGGCGCCGGTTGCGCAGGCGCTACAGGGGCTACAGGGGCTGCTGGCTTGCCTTTCGGCTTCGGGGCCGGGGCATCGCCAACTTTGGACGTGAGCGCCTTCAATTCGGCAGTTTTCGTGGCAATGGCAGTTTCGGCATCCGGGAAGCGTTCGGCGTAGATCGCCGGAACCTTGCCCGCTACACCGTCGCAAATTTCGAGCGCGTGCGGTTCGGAAGGTACGGCCTGCGCATTGCGAAAATTTACAGTCGCAGAAAGGTCAGCCGCTGCCGCGAAGTCTTCGGGAGTAGGGGCCGGGCCATCTACGAAATAAAGAATCTTTGCGGGTTTCATATTCAAATTCCTTTGTTGATAAAACAACGGGGCCGAAGCCCCGTTGCTGTTACGGCTCAATGAACTTCGACAATCACACCGGCCAAATCCTTATCGGAAGTGGCGTAGCGATCCCAATTGGTCGAAGTAAAGAGCGCGGCATCGGTAGGTGACTTGCCGCCATTCGCTTTATCCCATGCGAAGCCCAGAACACCGACGTTGTAAGACCATTCAGCCTGATAGACGCGAATCAAGTTTTCGTCGCCCGTCTTGCCTTCTTCCATCGCATCAAAGTCGTTGTTCTGACCGACCATCACCGCACCCGGCACAAGGCCAAGAATGTGATAAACATTCGGCGAACCGGCCGCAACAAGATTCGGCGCATCGGTCATTACCAACAGCTTGCCGAACGGGTCACGAATCACATTCACAGTACCGTAAGTGAACAATCGTTCACCGTTGGTAAGGTTGTTGCTGTACAGCTTGTGCATGGGCGCACTGTGCATAACCCAGACGGCAATCTGCGACGAAGCATCGCCGAACTTGGCCTGACCTTTGTTCAGGTTGTTCCAAGTCGGGCCGTCTTCGGGCGCGGTAAGGCCGGTGGCATCATGCTTGATCGCAGTGACCTGCGTAAGGGCCGAATACACCGCGCCAAGGCCAGTATTGAGCATGTCGGCCATGCTGTCCTGCGCAAGCTGCTGGCCCATCGCGGCACCTGCGGTTTCGGGGTTCTGCTGAATCCATCGAAACTGACCCGGGTCAAGCCGCACAGGCGGCGTGCCGGCCGCGACCTTGACCGACGTTTCAGTCAGGTGCTTCAACAGCTTCTCAGCGACGGTGCCGCTACCGTATGCGTTTCGGCGCCGAACAAGGCCGCCAGTCACGCGGGCAAAGAAGGCCACGTCAGAAAAATCACCTTGATGCGCAGCACCTTGAAGAAGAATCGCGCCACCAGTAGCAGCATTGAACAAATCAATTTGCTGCCGCTGAACTTCGGTATAGGCCGAATAAGCGTATTCAGAAAAAACTGCAAGATCGGAAAGTGCCATGATAAAGCGTCCTTATTAAGTTGCCTTCGCTTCTTTAAGATGAACCGCAAGTTCTGAGGGATTCATCTTCGAAAGGTCAGCAGGTTGATCGAAGCTACCGGGAGTCTTCGGGGCACCGCCACCGTTCTGCGAAGGCTTACCGGCACCGCCGGACGCCTTACTAGCCGTGATAATAGCAGAAAAATCTTTGTTTGCAATAAATTCTGCGGACAAATCATCAATCGTCATTGCAGACGGCTTGCCGTCTTTGTCAAGAATGCGCGTAACTGGCGCATCGCCTTCAAAATCGGCCATCAAACGCGACTTGATGTGCGGCATGATTACAGCAGGCGCATTTGAAATCTTGTGGGCAATTTGCGAAGCGACATTATCAACAAGCGTTGTCGTTGTATGCGAAGTTAGTTTGGAAACCTTCGCTTCGTATTCATCGCGTTGTTTGTCAAGTTTCGATTGCCAAGACTTTTCGAGCGTTGCAATGTCGCCTTTCTTTCGCGCGTCATCGCCTTCAATGGATTCCAGACGTTCGCGCAATTCCTTTGCTTCTTTTTCAGCATCTTTACGCAACTGCGCTTCGCGGTCCTTGGCACGCTTCAAGGCGCCTGTGTCTTCTTCGCCGTCAACGTCAAGCCGGAAGCCTTCACCGTCTTCGATATATTCGGCTTTCAAATGGTCAGGCAACTTTTCATGCTCAGCTTTAGTTAGTTTCTTTTTCAGTGCCATTTCAAGGACTCCTTGCAATTATGCTAATACACCGTATCAGCGGGTTAAAATTTCTTTTATTTTACGTCTGAATTCTTCATAAGACAGCGGTTTGTTGCTATCATATTTCGGAATGTCAGCCGCTTTCAAGCGCCCGTCGCGGATTGCTTCGCCGCCGTCTTGGCCTAAAACGTCGTCTTGAACTTCTATCGGTTGACGGGCAAGCCAAGTATAGAATGTTTCTTCGATTAAGTCACTTCCTGCGGTTTTCGGCGCAACGTGCGAACGGCAGCGAATGTGCGCAGGCGGCAACGGTCCTTCGCCAAACCTATAAACATTACCGCTGCGGCTTAAACAAATTTCGGTCGTATTGCCGTCAATCACCGAAACCCAAACATATCTGCCGAAAACTGCCGACATTACACCGGCCGCAACAATTGATGCAACATGCGCCGTTGCAGTATGAACCACCGAAGACGCCTGCTGATTCACGCGCGCCAGTTGTGACGGCGTGCCTTGTCGCTGGCCTTGTTCCCCTGTTAATTCTCGCAAAGTTTCGTCAACCGTCCAACGATTTGCCCAAGCTTTGCGAATTAAACTTTCAACGCCAGCTTGTGCCGAAGTTGTGAAAGTCTTTATGAATGGCAACAAATACAAACCGTTTGCCGGAATAGGCGAATTAACAACTTGTGACCAAATGCGTTCATCGCTACCAGTTACAGCGGCAATTCCATAAAGCGGGTTAACTTCGCTGTCTTTATTTTCTAAAATAAACTGTACTGCGTTTTCATCAGAAATTATTTTTTCTGATTCGTCGCTGTCAAGTTCAATGTAACCCGTAACCCAAGCCCGCCGATTTACTTCTAAATCAACAGACATGAAATCTTTAAGTTGCTTAATTAACTTTTCTGTGTAATCGCTATAAATCTTCGATTGCGAATCGCGCAATTCAACAATAAGATTGTTAAGCTGCGCCTTCGATAAACCGTCAAGCGTTCTATATCGAACTCGCAAAAGAAGGTCTTTGAGAACTTCATTAATCGCACGAAGAACGAAATTAAATTGCTTTGCCTGATAAACTTTAACGTCTTCGACATAAACGGCAAGCCGCGTGCTTATATCGTATAATCGTTTATTGTCAGACAAAGCCACGATTAAACTCCTTATGGTGTATTGCCCGCACTGCCGCCATCGCCCGGCACGTTTTCAACAGCAGCAAGCGCCATTGCGTCGGCCGTGTCTTTGGCGATTTTGGCTTTTGCCGTCGCGTCAGGTTCCGTTACAACGCCAGTTTTACGAAGTACGGTTCGCATTTCTTCGAAAGTTATAGCGCCGGCTTGCCATTCCTTAACAAGTTCTTGCCTTTCTTCCGGCGGCATTCTTGAAATATCAAAGTCCGTATTAAGCTCAAATTTCACGCCCGCGTCAGGTTGACCGATCCAGCGTGCGGCCCATTTCAAAGCCCATTCAAAAGCGGCAGATATATTTTTCGTTGCGCTGGCTAAAGTCGAACCTTCCGAAGCGGATTCTAACTGCGCTTCGGTAGCTGTTCGCTGAACTTCCTTTTGCTCAACAAGCTTTGCCCCAAGCGCGACCATTTGCCGTTCTTTGGTGTCCATCGCTTCTTTAAGCATGGTATTCGGTTCGGCCTGCAACAGCTTTGCGTCAGCCCCGGCCGGCAGGGGAATACCGCCGCGCGAACCAAAGCTCACTGTGCCTTTCAAAACCTTGTCAACCCATTCTTCTGTAAGGCCGGTGAGCACTGGCGTTGGCTGGCCGACGATAAAACAAGATTCTTCGTAATCGGCGCTGTTTCTATAATGCGCCAAATTCAACGAAGCAAGATCATAGAAGTTCGGATTATCGGGGTTCGGATCATTATTTTCCGATCCGAAAAACATAAAAGGAATTTCACGCAAACGATTGCCGTTTGAATCAGTCGGCTTGAAAACTTCATAAACCTGAAAATTTCCTTTCGGTACTTTAGAACCGTCAGCCTTTGTCGGGATAGGTTCGCGCCAAACTTCATGTACATATTCGCCTTTTTCATCAAGACGCAATACACGAAATTGACCGGCCGTTTTCATTTCGAAACCGTCATCCGTTACGCACCACGTTTCAAAGATAACAACAAGCGACAAAATTTCTTCTGCGCCACGGTCAACAGTTCGCCAATTAATAATTTCAGTCGGCGGGTAAACATATAGCGTAGGCCGAATGTTTCCATTTTCAAGATCGGCAATGCTTGCGCCGCCTTGATCTTCGGTTGTCGGGTAGTCCACCAACACGCCACCGCGCGAATACGCCAGATTCAAAGCTACGGCATGTTTGGCCAATTGCGTCAAATTAATTCCTGAACCTGTAGCATTTGCAACAAGCGGATCAAGCAACTTCGGAACCTTTATAACAGGTTCGTGCGCAAAAACTTGACCAATCAATCCAAACAAAGTTCTACGCGCTACGTTATAAAATACAGCCCGCGAAACGTAAGCGTCATAACGCGCTTTGTTTTCTTTCGATTGATCGGCTGCATTCGGCATTGGAAGATAAACAGTTCTTGCCGCCTTTATCGTGGGTTCGCCTGCTATTGCATCCCGAATAAGGTAATACATTGAAAGCAACTTCAACAATTCAGGACGAATAAACGATACATTGGCAGCCATGATTCAATTCCTTTAAGTTGGCATTACAAGCTTATATTTCACAGCCGCTTTA